TGGCAAGATCCTCAACCGTCAGAAGATGATGGTTTACATCAATGCGCTTGTAGCGTCCGGGACTTCGCTCCCCGAGCTTTGTGACCAACGCGGTATGCCTACCATGCAGGAGGTCTATAGTTGGTTTGACAACCATCCTGAGTTCTTGCGGGACTATGACCGCGCCGAGGAGATCCGAGCCCATAAACTAGGTGAAAAAGCACTAGATATTGGGATCAATACAGACCGAGAGAATGTCCAGGCTGATAAACTCAAGGTGGATGTGCTTCTCCGCGCTGCCGCTAGAGGGAACAAGAGGTTCCAGGAAAAACAGATCGTGGAGCAGAGGGACGAATACGCCAGTATGACCCCCGAGCAGATCAGGGAGCGTGTCAGGCGTATGCTTGAGTCTGACCCCGCTCTAAACAGCGTAGCTACTCAAATGCTAGACGCTGTTCCAATTGAACAACAAGCTCTTCCTGACTCAACGCAAGATTAGGCGGGTTCATAGTTGGCCGAGAAGATGTCAGGCTTAACCGGGTAAAAGTGGATCCCATCCGGTTCTGGAACAATCCAATCTCCAGCCTGGATATAGCATCGTTGCCCATGGATCGTGACAATATAGGGTGTGAGGTCTTCTTCCCTTCGCCACACCCCTTCGGGGTCATTCATACCGTCAAACTGAACAGCTTCAATCTCAACAGGGATCTTTCGGAATCTCGGCATAGTGTCCTTTCAGGAATGGGTGGTAGTTTTTGGCCAAGATCAGTCAAGAATGCCACCGTGAACTTCGGTCGAACCTTTGTCAAGTGTGTGTCCACAAAATTTGCACTCTAGCCAGGACCAACCAATCCCATTCCTGCGCCAGTGGTTCATGGGTTCATGGGGGCACTGTCCGATCAATGCAAGCAAGGCGGGGTAGTAGACTTCCTCATCGTATTGTTTCATACGCTTCATCTTTTCGTCTGACCTAGCGCGTTCCAGATAACGAATGGCTTTTGCAATCTCAGGTCCGGTCATGGATATCTCCTGGACAAGATTATTTGAAGTGGTTGATTCGGTTGGCTGAGTGGATGAACCACATAAAGAAGGCGAACATTCCTGCGGAACCAATCACCAAGCCAATTAGAAGGTTCTGCATGGGTATCTCATGGACAAAATAATGTCTGTTTCTTCTTGGACGGTTTACTCACCGCTTGCTCCTTAGCGCCTCAAGCCTGTCTAGGAACCGAAGCGCGGCCTCTTTCATGTCTTTCTCAATCTGAAGATCCCGATAGAATGGATATTCAAGAACTGGACGATTCTGGACCCATTGATACAGAAACTCATCAGACTCCTGAAGAGGAATCTCTGCCCGGTCTTTAGGGACGATGCAAACCACGATGTCCCAGTGGTCCCCGCCGCAGATCATGTTATACCACCGGACCTGGAGTTCGTAATACTTGGGGCATCCGGCTCGGTAGGTATGCTGTGCCCCTGTCTTGGTGTCAATGCCCCCGAATACCGTCAGAAAGTCAGGGGTTCCTATGAACCTAGGATCTTCTGTTGACTTAGTGAAGGCCCCGTTGATAAGGATTTTCTCATTCCGTTTGGCATACCAGTCTGCGACCATCGGCTCCAGGCGTTGACCAGCCCTAGTCGCGGCATTGCCAGTAAAGGGCTTGCCAACCCCCAGTTTGTCGAGGAGAAGAGCGTCCTCTGACTTGTAGGGGTTGGCTCCCATAATACAGGCAATATCAGACCCGGAGACACCGAGCTTACGAGACTCAAGCCATTCCTCACGATTCATGTTTAACCATTTTATCAGCCCTTTCGATAATTTTTCTAATCAACATTTCTTTGTAATCTTTGATAACATCTTCAGTGATATCTTCCTTCATCATTGGCAATGGGAACGGGAATGAGTCATGTTGGACTTGATAGGTAGCGGCGGCACCAATTTCTTTCGGTTCTTTACCATCGGAAGTTACGGTGGCGACAATGTGTGTACCATAAGAAAATGAATCAGGGATTTCTTCAATATCTACATGTTTCTTGATGGCAATGCCAAAATTCATTTTCACTCCATATTTTGCCAGGCTTGGTGGGCTTGTTCTTTACCTTCGTTGGTCAAGGATGCTCCCGGTATTGCTCGTTATCCCTGGTCTGCGTTCTTCTTCAAGTCAGAGATCAGATCAGAGTAAAGTTTTTCCCCGCCACCATAGGTCTGATACACATACTTGCAGGTTTCCCCTTTAGGGGCCTGCATGATAAACCCCTTCCGCCCAGCCCAACCGCACTCAGTCCGAATCCAACGCGCCTTAGCCATTGTTCTTCTCCAACATGGGGATGATGTACTTAAAAATCAGTTTAGTGGCCTCGTGTTCGCGCTTTACTTCGTCTGGAATCAGCGCAATACACTTAAGCGCCAGATCAATTAGTGCAATATTCCGATGGAATACGACCTGTTCTGCGGATGCTGATGCTGTGATGTTATCCATCTGTTCTTCTCCAGCCCGGATAGGGCAATACCTAAATTATAGGCTTTTCTGGTAAACGCGCAAGAGAACTTGCGGTTTTTCTTTTATTCACATAAATATGCACAAAGTAACAGTTTTTATTCCTTTCTGCATATATATATTCATCAGTTGATATCAAGCGCAGTAAGTACTAATTATATTAGTCATTCCGTTTGTTCAATGCAACTACGCGCTAATCATTGTCATCGTTATCAACGACCATCCCCTATTGGGGGGGTGGTTAAGGTTGTGCATCAACCCAGTGAATTTCCATCAAGTGTTTCATCAAATATCGTGTAATCCATCTAGGCTTCCGGTACATATAAAGTTGTAGTCTAGATACCCCTGTAGATCCTTCAAATCCCGTTCGATGCTCCCACCGACCCACGGCTTTCGGTGGTGGTGCAATTTTGAAGGTTCCAATTTGACCAACCGAACTTACGGTAAACACGGTCCCATGGTCCTGTTCATATTTTGGGTTCATAGTCTCCCGCTCCTCAATCCAAGTTTACGCCAATCTCAGAAACGCGCAAGTTTTTGTTCAGTGCCACTTGATCTTGTTCTTGCACTCAAAGACATGACCGCATTTGCAGGCTGCCCAACTGGTATCTCGTTCCTCTTCAATGGCCCCGATCAGCCAGCGACCGCAGCAATGGCACTGGTCGCTGAAGAAGGACAGGTTTTTCAGTGGGTCGAGGTTGCGGTGAAGGTCCATTGAATCATCTGAAGTCGTCATCGCTTCTGTTCCCCTTGCCCAGATTACAGTCAGCGCATAGCACCTGTAAATTGTCCACATCAAACGCTAGTTCCGGGTGGAGGCTTTTTGGCTTGATATGGTCAACATGGAGAACTGCCCCGTCTTTTGCCCTCGCTCCGCATAGGCAACATGCTCCGTTTGAAAGGCGTAGCGCCTCAAATCTGACCTGACGCCACTTGGTGATCCCCTCGTCTGTAAGCAGGTAAGCCTTTAGCATCCTATAGCCTGGGGATGCCTTTTCTTGATAGATCGGTTTCTTCTCGATCAGTCTTTGGGCGATTGGCATGAGGAGCCTGCAAAAAACGCTAAAGCTCTTCGATTTAGGGATTCCTTCGGGAGTCAACCCGAGGAAGTATAGGTTAGTCTTGACAAATGTTCGCGGATCATTTTTCCATTTGCAACCCGACTCTTTTAGGGATCGGTAGATAGTTGACATCAACCTCATGCACTCAGGTTGGGTTAGAGAGTTTGGTGGGAACTTCTTCGGCAAGGCAGATTACTCCTTAAGTACTATCTCAAGGTACTACCTTTATTCAGTACCTCACTTGAATCACTACCTCTAATGAGCCTTCTTTTCTTTTCTTTGCTTACTTTCTTTTCTTTTCTTACCCACGTCAAGTCCCACAACAATATTGGCACAGACCACTGCCACTAGATGGTGTCTTTTGCCTTGTTTCGGCACATACCACAGACCACTTCACTTGAATATTGGTCCCACGATAGAAATGATTTCCATTCTCAATTTATACTCCGGTACAGAAAAAGGGGGGCGGCACTTTGCCACCCCCCGG